CTTGGGCAAGACCCGCCGTAGATGCCGTAAATCAAATGATGGTTCAAAGGGGTTTATCAGCATCTACAGTTGGTAGGGATGCACTATTCAATGCGATTATTCAAACAGCTTTACCAATGGCTCAAAGCAATGCACAAGCATTTCTACAGAGAGCTACACAAAACCTTTCTAATGATCAGCAAGCTAATTTACAAGAAGCCCAACAGATTCAACAGATTCGTATGGAAAATCTTGGTAATAGACAAATAGCAGCTTCTCAAACTGCTCAAATGGCTCAACAGATTAAAATTCAACAAGGGACTTTTACAGCCGAAGCAAGAATTACAACTGCTCAACAACAACAACAGACAAGACTACTTGATACGCAAAACGAGCAACAAAAACAAGCTCAGATTTCTGCTCAAAAGCAACAGGCAGCTATTTCTACTTTTAGTGGTGCTATTCAAAAAGATTTAGCAGATCTTCAACATTTAAATATTGCAGCAAAAGAAAATATGACTGCTGACCAGCAGATGCGTTTAACAAAATATAATGCTGATATCGCTAAAGTTATGAGGCAAGCAGATCTTGACCAAGAAATGGAAGTTGCTAATTTAAGTTCAGCAGTTCAGATTGAATTAAAGAATTTAACTGAAGTGAATGCAACTGATCGAGCAAGCATGTCAGAAGAAAATAAGATTCGGTTAGCTAATCTTCATGTATTAATGGATTTTAAGAAAACTAATGCAGCTTTAGCACAGCAGATGGATTTAGCAAACATGAATACTGAGCAGCAGATGGAAATGGCTGAGCTTGCTGACAGGTCTGCTACAGATACTGCAAACTTTACAGTAGATAATCAATTCAGGTTAAGCAGACTAACTACAACAGCTAATTTCCTTTCTCAAAATGCAGAAATATTACAAAAAGCAGAATTAGCTAAGCTTTCGGCTGCTGAAAAAGTAAGCCTTGCAAACTTGTCAGCAAGGAATCAAGCTGATAGTGAAAGCATGTCTGCTAAAAATATTGCAGAACTTACACAATATGAAAAGAAAATGCAAGCTGCTCAAGTTAATGCTCAATTGGCATCACAATTAGGATTAGCAGAATTATCTAATGATCAGCAAACAGCAATGTATAATGCTCAAGTTAATGCTAATTTTGATATGACTCAATTTAACCAAGACCAGCAAACAGCATTAGCTAATAGTAAGTTTTTGCAAACTATGACATTAACAAAATTTAATGCAGACCAACAGGAAGCGATGCAAAATGCTACATCTTTAGCAGCTTTAGATATGGCAGCAGTTGATCAAAGAACTAAATTAACTGTAGAAAATGCTAAAAACTTTTTACAAATGGATTTGGCTAATTTAAGCAATGAACAACAAGGACTTGTTTTAGATTCTCAACTTAAACAACAAAGAATTTTATCTGATCAGGCAGCACTAAATGCACAAAAACAATTTAATTCGACTTCTGAAAATCAGACAAATCAATTTATGAGAAGTATTGCTACTCAAATGTCTCAATTTAATACTCAACAAGGTAATGCTATGGAACAGTTTAATTCATCTGAAAAGAATAAAATGAAAGCCATAGATCAAGGAAGACACTTAGAGGCTGATAAATTTAATGAACAATTAAGTACACAGATTGATGAATTTAATAAGCAGCAAGATTATCAAAGAGATCAATGGAACGCTGCTAATGCGCAAGCCGTAGAACAATCTAATGTAGCTTGGCGAAGACGAGCAAATGAAGTTGATACAGCAGCCCAAAACGCTGTAAATCAGCAAAATGTTGCCAATGTTTTTAATTTGACAAGGGACGCTCAAAATGCATTATGGCAAGAATTAAGAGATAGTGCAACTTTTGATTTTCAAGGAAAACAGAATCAGTTAGATAGAATAGCTCGTATGCTTACAACTGCTTTATCTAATGAGGCTATTTCTGGAAATAAAAATTTAGGCTATTCAGATGGAGAACTTGGTGCTTTACTAACTTTAATAACAAGTGGATCAGACTCAGACTACTAATATAAGGATTAAATATTATGGGATTTTTAAGTAAACTTTGGAAAGGTATTAAAGGCAGATTTAAAAAAATAGGTAAAGGCATTAAAAAAGCTTTTAGATCAGTTGGAAAATTTATGGATAAAATAGGCATTGTTGGTCAAATTGCACTAATGTTTGTTTTGCCTGGCATTGGAAATGCTTTAATGAGTACAGTAAGTGGATGGGCAACACAAATGCTAGGAGCTAGTAGTTCTATTGTAAGAGGCATGGGAATGGTTTTAAATACTGCACATAAGTTTGCTACAACAGTAGGTAATGTTTATAAAACTGTTACAGGGGCTGTCACTGATTTTATTGGAACTGCTGGTAAATATATTGGAAGCCAGTTCGGGCCAGAAGCAGGAAAAATGACTTTAAAACAGGCTTGGGGAACTTATACAAATGAAGTAATGAAAAATGTTACACATATTGCAGATCCTTTCAAAAAAATAATAACTATTAATCCAAGAGATACTATAGGAAATCTTGCTAAGTCTTCTGGAATATCACCTAAAGACTTTATAGAAAAATATGAATTTAAAAATCCAGAACTTGTAAATCATATGAAAGGATTGGCAGAACAAGGTGGGAAAGCTTTAACAGATTTTTCTCCTTCTACTTATACAAAGATAGGCAATAAATCTTTTGAGGTTGAACGTAAGGTTGATTTTTGGGGAAGAGATAAATCTATTACACCACCAGAAATTATAACAGAGGGAGTGGGAATAGAAGCAGCGGAAGAAATAACATATAAAGATGCTTTTAAAGAACGTTTGGAAGAGTATGACCAAAAGATACTTGACAGACGTAGGGATATTGAACAAAGAAGAGGGCCTATACCAAGGGTTGTTTTAGACTCTGATAAACCACCAGTTCCTCAGATAACAGATTCTTTATTAGATCCTCCAGTATATGATCCTGCTTCAGGAGAATATTTCAGGCAAGCAGCGGAGGGCCAGCCTGATTACGAGGCTCTCTCCAGTCAAATTGGCCCCGAATTTTACCCAGACGCAGAAAAGTATGAACTGACTACAGGAGCGAAGATATCTAAATATGCAAAAAAGCAAGGAGAAATATTTATAGGAGGTTTACCTCAACAGGCACTTAATGTAGGACTTCAAAGAGTGGTGCAAGGAGATCCACCGGATTATCCAGAACCGGTAATAGGAGGAGTTCCTTCTGAATATGTAAGTCCATATAGGGCTGCTTTTGCACCTTCACCAACTATTGAAGCTACGGGTCTAGAGTTTTATTTAGCAGGAAACAATACATTTGCTGATGGCATGTGGGGAAGACCTCAATATAATACATGGATGCAAAGAGGATTACAGGCTAGAGGGGGTACGTATGGTTGATTTGGCAAAACTTGGACTAAAACCAGAAAAAGGATTAGATCCTGCATTTCAAGAAGCAGTTGCTAATCATCGTTCTTCAATGGATCGGCCTATACCTGGAGAATCTTTAACAAATGATCCTGATAATCTTTATCCCTTTGAAGGTCCTCCAGAATATACGGATAGAACTGATGCTTTAGAATATTTATTTGTAACTTTAACAGAAAAAGAAACTCATAAAGCAATTTTAAATGCTCTTTATTTAGGTACTCCTGTTATGAATCTAACAGAAATACTTTTATATAAAGGATTTTCAGAAGGAAAATGGAATCCTGATTTATTTGTTATTTTAATAGAGCCTACAGCTTATATGATTATGGCTTTAGCTGAAAGAGCAGGAATAGATTTTAAAATTATTAAAGATGAAGATGATCCAGATTTAACAGAAGAAGAAAAATATGGGAAACCTGAAAAAGATGATTATAACTTTAACTTATTTGGTGTACCTTTTGAAAAATCTAAATTAAAGGAAATGGATACAAAAGTTTCTAAAACTTCTTTACCAAAAGAAATTTCAGAAAAAATTGAAAAGGTTTCTTTGCCAGATAGTTTGATGGCGAAAACTACTTAAGGAGTATAAGATAAATGGCTTATAATGATGATCAAAAACAATTGCAGGAAACATTTGGATCTTTACTATCAATGAAACAAGATACAGGTGGAGACAGTGCAGAAAGTGAATATTATAAAGAACGGGCTAAATATCAAAAAAGAAGTTTTTGGGCTAGTATGTTAGCTCCTGTCGGAGCAGACATTATTTCAAATATGGTATCTGCTCCATTCCAAGAGCCAGCTTACGATTTTTTACAAACTTCTCAAGGACGAGAAATGATGACAGCTTATAATCAGATAGATGTTTTGCGTGATCAATATGAGAATACAGAACAAGATATTAAAAATTCTAAGTTTTCAGGCTTAGAATATTTTGTAGATATAAATAGAACTCGTCTTTCAGCTTTAAGAGAGGAAGCTGTACCAGAATGGAAAACCAGTACACTTCTTAGAAATTCTGGTATTGAAAGCCTTGAAGCAGCAGCACAAAGACTGGGGCAGCACGAGTATAACGAATTTTTAAATTCGCAAAGCTATTTTGCTGATTTACCTGATGACGCAACTTTAGCGGCTAATATAGAACGATATACACCTATTCCAAAAAATCCGGGAGATGCTCTCTGGAAAAAATTTAACAGGTGGCGGCGTAAACAAACAAAAGACGAGGTCTATGACCAAGCAGTTATAAATATATTTGGAGTTAATACAGCTAAATTTACTCACGGTATTAATAAGGAGTTTATTACAGGAGAGGAATTAACAGAACAATATCCTTTTTTAGCTGGACAGACTTTAGTAGAAGCAGTACAAAAATCTGCGCAAACAGTGACTCCAGAATTATTAAATGCATATATAAATGAAGCCGTTGAAATGCGTGATCGGTATGGCTTGGCAGATCAAGCTGCTGTGATAGAACGGCTGGAAACAATAGAACAGTCCGATAATCTGGAGATTCGGAATCAATTATGGAAGTTTAATATAAACGGAACTAGTACTGATCTAGTAACATATGACGATGGTACTCCTCTTGTAGATAGAAATGGAAAAGAAACTGGAGAAATAAAAGGTGCTTGGATGTCAACAGATTTTCTGATGGGCGCACAGCAGCTACGAGAGACAGGGACAAAGCCTGAAGATTTAACTTCCTACCTGATTTTAGGACATATTAGAAAGAAAAGTAGACTTCCAGATCTAAATATAACAGAGAGAGATACTATAGTTGAACTTGTACAATCTGATCCTGAAGTAAGAGTAGACTTAAATGAGATAACAAGGAGTCTTTTTGAATATTCACATGTTACGGATGGCTATAATTATGATGATGATTATGCTAGCCTTCCATCAGAGGTTCGGATTTCTTTTGATAATCAATTAAAAGTATTTTTTAATAATATAGTAGAAACAGGATATGATCTTGCAAACTTTAGATTATTAGATATATTTAGTAATCCAGAAATGGAAGATATGAGAAGTAACTTTATAGAGGACAATAATGATATATTTAAAAATGCTCTAGTTGTTGATAGTATTCAGTCAGTAATAAAAGATTTATTAGTCAGAAGAGATATTGATGTAGAAGTGCCAGCAGGAATATTCGGTTTGAGAAGTGTTACAAAGAGTCTCGAAAATGTATATACTGGAGAAATTCAATCTTGGCTACCGAATTTTAACGAGATGGTAGCAAGAACAGACGAGAATATGACTGCTCTAAATTTAACAGGAGATTGGGACGAATCTTTGGAAATGGCAATAGCAGGAGAAGATTTTGATGCAGCAACAAGTATAGAAGAACAAAGATTACAAGGGGCAGATGAAGTAAGTAAAGATATTAAAAGTTTGGTAGAGGCTGAAAACTATATAGAAGCTGAACAAATTATAACAAGCTTAGTAGCAGATGAGATGAAATCTTTAGTAGATCAGCAGACTGAGCTTTCAAAAGAAGACTATGTTAAAAACTTTTTCGATGCAAGAAAACATTATGCAGAAGAAGCAAGTAATCCTGAAAGTCCTTTATTTATAAGAGAAAATTATACTTTAAATTTCCCTGACACTGCTGCGCCTAATTTTACTTTTGATCCTATTGTTAGACGAGTTACGGAGGAAAATGAAGATATTAGTTGGACAGATGAAGATAAGGATGGAAATCCCGTTATATTAAGGCTTGTGCCAACTAGAACAAGATTTGCAGAAGAGGAAACTATCGATAATTTTTTGGGAACAGAGTCTGGTGGTTTAGGACCTATTCAAATTAGTGTACTTCCTTTAGTAGAGGAAGCATTACCTACGCAAACACCAGAACAACAGCGTAGGGCTTTATTATCCCCTACTCCAGAAAGAGTAGAAAGACAATCAGAAACTTTTAGAGCATTAGCGCGTGAAGTTGTGAGTGAAGGATATGATAATTTCCCAGATGAGCTAAAAGCTTCTTTCTATATTCTAAGTAAATCCTATTTTGAAAATGCTGACAGCTTAACAAAGCTTGGTGTAGATGAAGAAGAGCAAAATAAAATTTTAGGCAGACCTAGCCTATTCAAATCTTTTAGTACAGAAGCTTCATTCACAGATTGGAAGGGAAAGACTGACGAAGAAAAAGAAATTAATAAACTACTAGCTAGTCAAATTATAATTTTACATTCTATAGGTATTCCAGGCTTTGATAGACCAACAATACATGAAGTTCTTTCAAGAGCTTATGAAGATTTCACATCTGTTCCTCTAGAAGAATCAGATGGAGGTAGAGCTTCTTTTGCAGAGGGTGGTCCTGCTACAGAATCTGAAGAACCGTTTTTTGAACCTATTTCAATTTTTCCACGTTTCTTTAATGCTTATGAATGGGGGCCGTGGATAATGCAAAAGCTTGAAGAAAGACAAGGAAAAATAGGTAAAGGAGAGCGTAGTGAAACTGCTGAAATACTCAGAGAAGCGCAAAACGAAGCTATAACTAAAATATATGGGTCCCACGCCTTCTCCGAAGGGCCACCTGAAGAACTCGTGTCTTTACTTGCAAAAATATCAGGAAGAACGGTTCCCGGATCAGCGATAGATATAGCTGAAAGGCGTGCTGCCCTGACTACAGATGAGCAAATAGCAAATACTATTCAAAATATGGAGAATTTGAAGGAACGTTCTGAGGCAGAGCCTGAAACGAGAAAGGCTTGGAAAAGACTATTTTCAAAAGGAAGGGAGCGGCCTACAAGATAGGTTCAAAGAAAAGATATAATGATTAAACAAAGGATTTTTTAAATGGCAATATCTAGTTGGTCTACTACTACTACTAAAAGACGAGAGCCTTCTCCGGGGAGGCTTTTTCAATATGGCTGGCAGGGTGGAACTTGGATAGCAGGGGATCTTTTCCGTATTGGAGCAGCTTTATCTAAACCAGGAGATTTCAAAGAAAATCTTGAAGAAGCAAGATTAAAACGAGAGCAAGCACTACAAGCTAAATTTTCTGATATTGATCCTGAAGAAGCAGAAACAGAAGGATGGGCAAGAGCAGGAGAAATAATATCATCATTCGTAGATCCTGCTTTATTCGCAACAATGTATCTAGCTGCCCCTGTTAAAGGAATTCGTGGAGTTGCAACTGCTTCTAAGCTTGCACAGCGAGGAAAAGCAGCTTCTTGGTGGGCTGGTTATATGGGGGCTGGAGAAGCTATACGAGGAACTGCTGAAGGAAGAGAAGTTACTCCAAAAGATATTGGAATTGCTTCTTTAATTGGAGGCGGTATTGGGGCTGCATTTCCAGGACATGCAAGATGGCCTTGGGGAGCAAGTAGAAGAATACCCAAACCCGATCCTATGCCTACTCCTACTGGTAGTCGCTTTAGAGGTACTACAACACCTCCTAAAGTAGGTCGTCCACAACCTAAACCTAAAGATACAAGATCTATTAGAGAAAAATTAAGAGATCGTCAACCTGTAAAAGGAAGATGGCCTAAAAGAAGGCCAATTCCTCAACCAGGAGAACGTACAAAACTTAAATTTAAAAGAAAAAATCCAACAGGAAATGTTTTACCTTGGAATAAACCTTTATCTGAATTTGATCCTCCTTTGGCTCAAGAAGTAGAAAAAGCTCTTCATTTATCTTTTATGAAAGCTCGTGAAGCATTGCCACAATCAGTTTTTAATGTTTTATCAAATACTACAAATCATGCTCAAGAGATAAATTTAGCTAATAAATTCATAAAACGATATAAAGATGCAGTAGCAGAAGCAGCTAGAAAAGGTCCTACTGGATATTATGCTTATACAGATCCTACTAGATTAGCAGAATTCAAAACAGCAAGCGAAGCCGGTCAAAAATTTTTAAATAGCATGAGCAAATATTTTCCTGAACAAGTTGAAGCTATGTCTGACGGAGTAGTTGGTTTAGTGAAAGGCTTAGAAAAAGATGGACTTTTGACCGCAGCTACACTTAGACGAGCAATGATTAGACCAGTAATAGGAGCAGCAGGAGGATATGCTACTGGTGTAACTGCTAATATATTCAGAGATGAAGATGATTTTAGTCCTTTAATGTTTGCTCTTATTGGAGCTAGTATAGGCGCAGCATCTGTAAAAATAAATGCATCTAAATTTTCTCCAAGTATTAAGCAAGCTGCAACAGATACTTCTCACGAGATGGTTAGAAGAAGTTTATGGGCACATGCTAATGTTTTATTCTCAGGTACAATGGGATCTAAAGGAAATGCTTTTGGTGGAGAAGTAGAACTTTTTTCAAAAAGTTTACTTAATCAACTTGGTGCAGATGCACAAGGAGCTATTCGTACTTCTACAGAAACTACAAAAGATTTAGTAATTCAAGAATGGAACCTTATAAGACATGAATATTTATCAAATGTAGGCTTACTTGGATTTAAACCCACTCAAATTCGTTTAAGAGAAGAAATAGGTAGGTATATTAATAAGTTTACGGATGATGCTATGCTTGATGATTATGTAGCTAAAAATATATATACTGCAAAAGAATCAGTAATAATTAAAGATACAGCAAAACATATAGCAGGATTATGGGAATCTTTGACTCGTGAAGTAGAGGCTATCATACCTGATTTTAAAAGGCTTCCTATAGATCAGTGGTATGGAATGCCTCAAATGCATAATTATAAAAAAATAAGAAAGAATGTGTCTGTAGCAAGAACAACATATGAAGATGCTTTTATAGAACAAAGCAAAATGAAATATGGGCTTCAATCAATCGATGACTTAACGTCAAGTCAAATTAAAAAAGCAAAAGAAAAAGCTAATAATATGATTAATGAGATTGTGAAAACAGGAAGTTCTACTAAAAAAATTAAAAGTTCTTGGAATATTAGTGGGGAGGAAGGAGTAGCTCTTTATGGCACTGCTGATCTTCCGTTGCGTAACTTATTAAACCATTTTGAAAGAGATCGAAAACTTACCTATACTTCGGCTCGTAAAATAATAGAAGATTTTTTAGTATTAGATGTTGATGAAGTTTTTACTTTAGCAGGAAATACAACAATTCCTACTTTAATGTTTGCAAGAAATTACGGCGCAAGGGGTGAACGTATTCAAATGTTAAAACAAGATTTAAAAGGAAGATTTATTCGATCTAAGGAGGCCGCTGCTAATTCACCTTCTGAAGTAAGAGCTTTAGAAAAATTAGAAAAACAACATTATAAATTTATACATGATTCAGTAGATGCTTATTTTGGAAGATTACATGCTTCTCATAGTTGGGCTGATGCTGATTTAGCTAGTAATGTTTTTGCAGTTTTGACTACCTTAGCAAATTTAACTTATTTGCCAAAAGTTACAATTTCAAGTCTAGGAGATTTAATTCAACCACTTCAAAATAGTGGTATATACTCTGCTATGCGAGGATATGGAAGATCCATGTCACGAAATGAAAAAACAAATTTTGCTAAATTAACAGGCTTTGAAGCTAATGATGTTATGGGACATGAATTACAGGCTTATACAATTAATAATAGACCAGGATCTACTGTTCAAGCTGCCATGTATTGGACTAATCAAAAATGGTTTAAATTGATTGGTTTAGCACGATTAACTTCTTTTGCTAGAAAATTTGCATATAATACAGGAGTTGAAGAAGGATTTAAAGTTTCTCGAAAAGTAGGAATGGCAAAGAAAGTTTCAGATTCATTGAGGCATAGAGCAAATTCTATGGGTCTTGAGGATGATATAGTTAAACATTTAAATAAGTTTGATACTGTAGATGAAGCTTTTGCAGATAAAGTAGGCCGAAGATATTTGAATACAATAGGTGTTAAACATGCAGATAGGGATGCTCTTATTCCACAAATAGGAAATAGGCTAGGATTTGCTCAATCTCAAAATCCAGCTATACGGGCAATGGGACAATTTACATCTTGGGCGCAAGCAAAAACAACCCAAACTAATGAATTAATTTCAAGAATGGAATCTGGTGATGCTGCTTTAGCTGTTAGAATGTTAGGAACATTAGTCCTTTATGATGGTGTTTTGACGTTCAGAGATTTTTTAAATGATCCTACTGGTAAAAGATTACAAGAACCAGGAGGCCCTCGTACTTATGCTGAACAATTTAGAACATTAGAACAGGCAGCAAGAGCATACCAATTTTCTGGAAACTGGGGGCATTGGCTTATTGATCGTGGGGCTACATTAATGTCTACAAATAATGCAAATAATCCTGTATCTAATATAGCACCAAGTTTAGGGTTTGCATGGGATATGTTAACTGGATTCTCTCCTATTCCAATTGGGAAACAATATGGAACTGTTTGGACAAACTTAGCTAGAGATGATCCAGAAGGGGCCTTTTCTGAATTTTTAGAAAGAATTCCTTTAGGCAGCGAATTAAAAGATTTTTATGCTGCTATTGGACACGATATAGAAAATAAGCCAAGTCCTTATATAGCACAAAGAGGTCGTCCTCAAATTCCAAATATTGTAAGAAGAGGAGAAATAAAAGCAAAAGGAGGAGTAGTTGAAAATGTTCCTAGAGTTCCAAAAGAACCTGATGAACGTATTGACAAAATGACAGGGCTTCCTTATAATATACAAGCAGGAATAGCTTTTATAGATGAAGAAGATCCATTAAAACGCTTAGGCTTAGGTAAAGGCGGTTTCATAGATCCTTCTACTAATGAACCTTTAGAAAGATTAGGCTTTGTATTTGGAGGGCTTGGGCCAGCACTTGCAAAGGCAGCTTCTTCTTTATTTACTAGAAAAACTTTGCCAAATATCGGAAGATTAACAAGACAATTCAGTAATATGAAAGCATCTGTAACTGATCGTATTCCTACTATTACATTTGGAGAACAATCTTCAGCAGCTAAAGAGTTAACTAAGAAAATATCTTCTCCTTTTATAGAAGATTTACCACAAAATATTTCTACTAGTGCAACAATGGATGTTTCAGTTAGTAAAACTAAAGTTCCTTCTCCAGCTAGTATAAAAATAGACATTGATAGGTTTGCCAGAGATGAAGAGGGATTCGTTTCGCCAACCATACAAGCCTTGATAGAAAAGGCTCCACCCAAACTCAAGGGTAAACAGATTGTCGAGTGGGCGAGGAAAAACACCAAGCAGAAAGAATTAGAGTTCCTTGGTTTGGATGAGTTTGTCTCTGCTAATCCTAATGCTACCCTTAGAGAAACTATCGAGGGCATTAGTGGCAGTAAAGTCAGGATCAGCAAGAACATTAGAAGTGGGGAATCCGGTGATTACTTGAGGTATGAGCAAACTACCGCAAAAATCGATCCGCTGGACGGCTCTAATTTGTGGGAGCCACAAGCAACAGAAATAAGATATTCACTAGAACAAGGCGATGCGGCAATAAAAAAAGACTTAGTGAATTTCTACAACTTAAATGCCCGCCTGGCTGCTAGCTCAAGTGAAGGGCCGGGGGTTCGTTGGGCACGCGCCTTCAACCCACCAAGGTGGGGCCAGGTTGCCGATGTGGATAAGATACCAAAATCCATAATTGACGATGTTATAGAAGATTTTGCAGAATCCCAATATATGGATAACCCCTATACAATAATTAAACCATGGGGCGCACCTTATAGGGGGACCGATTCAAGGGAAGCATTAAGTAGGCCCGACATTTTCGCTATGGGAAACGATGATGTTGGTTACCAGATATTTACTGATGGCAAAAGAGTTACAGATCTTGACAACATTGCTTACAGTACTACAGAAGCCGAGATACAACTAAGAAATGCTCTTTATGAAACAGGTGTTGTAGTCGATGAAAGCTATGCTGCTATATACAAACAATATGTTGATGAGAGCCTTCCGGGCGGTTCCAATTATAGAGAAGTGGTTTTTAACTGGAGAAATGCCCCAGAGACTCATGCATACGGTAGTCACTTTGATGATGATACCCAAATAGCCCATGCCCTCATCAGAGACAGAAAAATTAAAGATGGCCCTAAAAGTCTGCACGTAGACGAACTTCAGTCAGACTTTCACACGGCTGGTTCAAAAGAGGGTTATAAATCATTACCCAGACAACAAGAAGAAGTTTTTAAAAAGATAAGGGATTATTTAAAAGATAAGGAAGACTATAAATTTGAATTGAAGGATACCACTAAAATAGATTTTGAAACTACTAGAGCGGTTAATACACCTGGAGTGTCGTACCCTCTACCACAATTTCACCAACCTGCTTATTATCGCTACACCTCCGAACCACAAGGACCAAAGAGAAACTTTTTAGATTTTAGGAATATTAAACGCTACGCCGACATGGTAAAACAGGCAGCGGGCCGACCGGAGGAGAAGGCGAGACACGACCAAATAATAACTGAGCTGGCAGACATAATAAAACCGATTGCTTTGGAAGGTCCGGTTCCCCGCTATCCCTACCCAGACGACTACCACAAGAGGGTAATCAAGGAACTTCTTTTACAGGCAATAGAAGATGGTAAGACAGCCTTATCCTTTTCCAGTTCACACGCGATTAAGAGCAGATACATAGATCGTTATGCCACGTTTTATGAAATGCTCTACGATAAAAAGATACCATCATTTATGAAAAAGCTGGCTAATGAGTATGGCGGTAAGTTTGAGAAAGGTAGATTGGATTGGGCAGATACTTATGGACCGGGTCTCAGGTCAGGAGGAGGCATAGACGATACAAAAATCAACATCCTCAGAATCACCCCAGAGATGAAAGAGAAGATACTTAAAGAAGGACTCCAATCTTTTGCCGTTGGTGGCATTGTTGCTTCACAACATGATTCAGGTCGAGGCTTATTAGCTACAACAGGTACTACAAAAGAGTCAGAAGATTTAAATAGGATTGGATATAAAGAGGGTGGGCTAGCAGGGAAAGCCAGAACTTTTTTCAAAAAGAAACCAGTTAGAACTTTTTTTGAAAACAGGAGATACGAAAAAGTCAAGGAAGGGTTTTTAAAAGATCGACCAAAAACAGAAGCACTATGGGCAGTGAGTGGGCCATCTGGAGAATCTTGGTCTATGCAAGAATCTCCTAAAGAGGGAGAGCTTGCTAGCTTCATGCATGTGCAGAAAGGCGCGACTCCGAATGAATGGGAAGAACGAGCAGATTTACTAACTAAGCAGTTCCTAGCTCGTCCCTTAAAAAATAAAACAACCTTTAATGATCTTTCGGTCCCTGCTAAATTAGACGCAATCGTACCAGAAAGGAGAACGATTTCTCCAGATGAATTGAACCTATTCAATCAATATACTCCCAGTGAAGCATACAAGGAAATTTTTAATTCTTCCGCAGTAAGGCTCTACGCGAGAAGCGTTAAGAATTCGCTCTTGGGAAGAAAGCAACAGATCATCACGGAAAAGGATTTTAGTCCAGAAGAATTAGAAGCTATAGTACGGGCCTTAGCTAATGCATCAAAAAAGGGTCACCCTACTATTATTCGTTATAAGGACTATGAAGATAAACCATTACTTCCCGCCAGATATAGATGGCAACTCAATCCATCCCTATTTCCTTCGGCTAGTATGTCCGAAGAATTAGATCGGTTTCTTGGTAACCCTGGCAGAAGTGTAAAGTTTACATTAGGACAGGCATCCGTAAATAACGGAGTGATAACGGATCAGTATAATTTCGGTGCGGGTCCAGACACGAGTTTTTTAGATTTTATAAAGGCTCTTCCATTGGCTATTCAGTCTAGAAACACACGCGCACCTTTAAACTTTATAGGAAATTTAGCAGGACTGCGTGAAGGAGAAGGTCCAGAAATAAGAATAGATTTGAACAACCTTCCAAGCTACCAGAAGTTAAAAGATGTACAGAGAGAACAGGAGATACTAGACGCTCTAAAAAGCCCTTATATAGAACAAGACGCAGGAAGGCGAAAGTTTAGACAGGGAGGTCTTGTACTTTTAAATCAACTTAGAGAAAACGTTTTCGAAAGACTAGGAGTCAAGGTTCAAGATAAAGAACAGGCAGGAAAAGCCTTAGATTCTTTTAATAAGTATATAGTAATGGCTGAGTCTACAAATCGGTATGATGCTAAAAATCCAAATAGTACAGCTTCTGGAGGCTATCAATTTACAAATGAAGGGGCTAAGACTGCTGCTAATAGGGTCTTGAACACATTAGCGAGGATGGCAGGAATGTACAATAAAAATAACCAAGGAGCAGAAAGACAAGAATATATGAAAAGTGGAAATGCTCCTTTGTGGTTACAAGATGTATCATCAGGAAAAACGAGAGCATTTGAAGTTACTCCAATACAACAGCAAATTATGTTTGAAGGAGATATGTTTGAAAGAAAAGGGAGCGATCTTGTAGTTCAACCACTTCTTACAGGCGATAGAAATGCTATGGATGACTACTACTATAACTTTCACCATACCAATCCTCAAGGACAACCGAATACTAAGCAAAACTGGGAGAGAGCTATAAAACACATTGATTTCGTTCTCAAGATCTCCCAAGTTGGTCCATAAGATGCTCCTCTACCTAGAAACAGATCTTGACAGGGCTTATACAATAGATCGAAAGACACGATCTAAACAAGATAAGCCTTGGATAGCACGAGAAGATTTCAGACAGGTCTATGAAGAATTACTTAATATTCATTTACAACACGCAGTTGATAATATTTTTGTAGACAGCCCATTGGATGATATACCAGAGTGGGTCATAAGTGAAGTAGATAGAACCTTAGAAAATGAATACATTTTTCAAGGAGAAGAAATATCCTAATGCTTGATAAGTTAATAAAACCTGTTGCAAAAATTCTGGATAAGTTTGTAGTTGATAAAGATTTAAAAGTAAAGCTGCAACATGAATTAGAGACTGCGATACACAGTGCTAACCTTGCTCAGTTAGAAGTTAATAAAGCAGAGGCAGCGCATAAGAGTGTTTTCGTTTCTGGGTGGAGGCCGTGTGTTGGATGGGTCTGTGCAGTAGCTTTAAGCTACCACTTTATAATCGCTCCATTATTACAGTTCAGTTTTGCACTGGCTGGTATAGAACAGGATCTACCTGAGTTTGACTTCAGCCAGCTTTCTACAATTCTTATGGGGATGCTTGGTCTTGGAGGACTTAGGACGTTTGAAAAAATGAAAGGAGTATCCAGCTAATGATAAAAGAGCTTTACAACTGGTTCAACACTATTATAGACCATGCCCTTTCATTGTGGATGGTGTTTATTGTGGTGACTGCTGTGTGGGTATCAACTGCATGGGCAGTCAGGAAGTGGATGATGTGGTATCAGAAGAATGGTAAGGCTAAAGGAAAATGTTGTAAGGATAAAAAATAATGGCTAAAAAATCGAATTGGCATTTAGACTTTATGGATTATCAGTTAGCTAATATGAAGGAAAGCAACTCTTCAACTAGAACCAAGCGACAAGCTAACCTATCTCAGACGCTCTCTAAGCTGCGACCTAGTGGAAAGAGGGGCAGGGCTAGGACTTAACTTAAAAGATGATAGTGACCAAGGATCAAGCTATTGAATTAGCCATTAAAAAAGCCATAAAGAATAAAAGAAGATACAATATATGTACTTCTGTGTCTGAAAAGGATGTATGGATTGTAAAGGCTGAACGCAATACAAATTGGTGGGGATTAAAGTCGGCTGGAATTGTAAGCCTAAAAGGAGAAGTCTCGTGGGATAATGAATAAATATATTATAGTTTTAATATCTTTAACACAGCTTTCTTGTTCTTCTGGCTTTGTATTAAAACCAGAGTGGATGGGAACTCATTCACAGCCTTGGGACTGTCCACAAGGATATATTAATGTTCGTATAATGAAAGATAAGTGGCAATGTCAGCCTAACATTTGGTGGGGCATTGAAGATAGGAGGCCTTACTTTTAAAGATTCTCTTTCTCAACTATTTCATATTCCCAATATTCTAAAATCATTTCAACCGGAATAACCATAGGGGTATTAATTGTTTTTGTATCCTTTTCAAAATAGTCTGTACACAAAACAAGAGCTTTAGAATTTTCAGCAACCAGAAAACCAATAGTTGATCGCACAACAGGAGTCAGCTTCTTGGCTTTCTCTTTGGTGAAATCATCCGTATCTATCCAAGCGTCATTCCATTTTACTTCAACAACTTTCATTTTTTATAAACTTCATAAACAATAAAGTTGAATATTCGTCTGACCCAATAACCCCTTACAAAAGCTACACAAGCTAAAATTAGTCCCATCATGGCGTTTTCCTGTAGCCTGATTTCATAGCCTAACATATGTAATAAGATTTGCACTAATACTAAATTAATTAAATATCCTATAGTGACATTAGTTGCACTTTCAATCGCGTGTAAATATCTGGCTCTTATTCTAATCATTTGAAACTGTCCAATTCGTTTTCAAGAAAAACATGTAACGGTTCTAGTTTAATTCTTCCTTCTCTTATTATCTTTTCCATAATAGGAAGATCATCCTTGTTAAAGATTTTACGAGCGTCCTTTTCTAACAAGCCGCTTAATTCAGTGATAAGGTTTCCTTTTGAATCAATCAAAATTCTGAACGATAAAATATTTCCTTCTTTACTTTTCATCTCGTTCATAATTTTATAAATAATCCAAACAATAAAAGTATAACTAAAAACAATTCAATTGCCAGAATAGTGTGATACCATATCCAACGTACCTTGTACATGCGTAGTTCTATCCTGCGGTCTTCTTGTAATTCTTCGTAGTCTTTTATTAAATCTTTAAGTTTAGCGCGTATCTCCACAGTAAAATCTCCTATATTATTTCACATGTCCCTACAGAACAAGCAAGCTCTTTCGTGTTCTCTGTCATATCTTCTGTCTCATAGTTAGGTAACAAAGACCAATCAACAAAAGTAGTAGTCTTCTTTAACCACTCTTTATATTCTTGATATGTTATCTCCTGGTAAGGTGCTTGTTTATATGAATGGTCTGCATAAGGAAGAAATGAAATTCCCGATACCTCTTCAAAATTCTTATAAACCCATGCCCCTACTTCCAACCATTCATCTTCTTTAACTGATATAGTTACAGAAGGTTTATGTTCGCACCACTTATTTTGATATGTTTTCCAAAGTTCCAAGTGTTCGATAGCTGATAAATGTTCCCTTGTAATTGCATTTTTAGGAGCCTTAATAGGAAAATAAAATACAAGGGTATGGTCTGGTTTCGTTGTATCGTCTTCATGGTACACTCCTTCATCCACCATAAGCTGTGCTAAAGGGTCTTTCTTGTCAGCCCTGATCGTCCTTAAATAATAAGGACTATGCCTTGTGTGTATCCCTGATGAGCTATTAACTAATTGACTTACAGTGCCGCTTGGTTTAACACAAGTTATAGCTACCGCCTGATTAATGCCTAATTTTTTAGCCCATGTTTTATTTTCAGATACGGCAACATCCTTTAACTGATCAATTTTTATATTACCATTAACCATGTTTTTATTGTCCAGTATTCCAGTAAGGGACACACCAAGCAAAGCTTCTTCCTTTGTATTGTTGTGCCAAGCCTTGCTCAAGTATCTGAAGTTTGTGAGCGTAGCTTGAAATGTACCAAGAATAGTAGCCAGCTTTATCTTGTTACTAAGAGTTTCAAAAGTATCGTTCTCTCTGACAACAACTTCTGTTAAATTACAGAACTGCTTGTTGCGTAGAATAATCTCACTACAGGGGTTAGTTCCAAAATCTTTATACTCTTCTCTCCTGCCGTTTCTGGCAGCTTGTTTCTCTGCTGCTTGCCTATTGAAGATCCCCCTCTCCCCACTTTTACTTTCATAAAGAGATACCCATTCTTTTATAAATGCGCCCATCTCTATTGAACCTGTATAAGCTACTGAATTATTCGATAAAGCTCGTTGCTGGTTGTCTTCCCACCATGCACCACTCTTAGCGTTTCTCATACGCTCATCTGAGAGGTTGGACAAGGATATGAGTGCAGACCTTCTTACACCGCCAACAACCACAACTTCTGCTACTTTACACATCAAATCGTGACAAGCAATAGAAACCAGTTTACGATGCCCTATAAAAATGGCATCTTTAAAAAGATTAATTGTAAATCTGAACAAGTCTTCTAAAGGGGCGGGACCGCTGGCTCGTCCTCCGAAAGTTTTTAATCTGGCTCCATGAGGGCGAACATTGGATACGTCCCATTTAGGTATTTGCCCTGAGTAAAGCAATGAAAGAAGTTCTTTGTATGCTTTTGCCCAACCTATTTTAGAATCAGCTACTTTTATAATTGTATCTGTATCAAATAGTTCTTCTGGTAAATCAGGAAGTTTATTAACGTACTGTCTTTCAACGCTGAATCCAACGCCAGTGCCACACATGAGTATATAAAGAGCCTCATCAAAAGCCCTTGGTGAATCTACAGCTACATAACTACAGTTGAATCCTGCTACATGGTCACGTTCAAGGGCCTTCCCTGCTGACATTAAAGACCTCATGCTTGGCATAATGTCCAGATTAAGGACAGCTTCTTCTAAAGTAGTCCGTATATTTTTTATAGGGATACTATGGTTTTCTTTTAAATGCTTTTCAAAGAAGTTAAAATATCTGCCAACCGTTTCATCCCATGTTTCTCTTCTTCCTTTCTCTTCGTTCCATCTGGCATAGCGGCTCAAGTGTATAAACTGCTGGTAATTAGTAGGCAACTCAATGTTCATCTTCTTCTTCTAAATTTAGCACATCTTTGTATTTCGATTCGTCTTTCTTCTGCCTGTTTAGTCTCTTGTTTTTAGAACTTTGTTTTGCTTTTTTTCTTCTCAAAAATCCCACCCTTCTTTCAACTTTTCTATCCCATTCAACCATCAGCTTTCTCGTTTAAATATAAAGCAATGATAGCATAGTGGATAATTTTTAATAGTTCAGAATTCTTTTTAAATTCCGCATCTTTATTTTGATTTCCTTTCTTCCCATACCGCATGGCATATTTCATAATATTTCCAATACAAAAACCTTCACCATGTCCCGCATCAATTATCATATCAGTTGCCTGATATCTTCCGTTCCCATAGTGTGCTGTATAAGTCATATCAATATATTTTTGAATGTTTCTTATCCACTCATCTTCATTAAATTTGTATGAATATGGTTTATCATTTGTAATCATTAAATCACTATCTAACATTATCATCTCCATTCTTTTGGTAATGTTTGTTCGGTAAACCACCGGAACCCATTAGTCTCTGCCCATTCAGCATGGCTTCGTTTAGTCCCATCCTTACGGCGCTTGGCTTGAGGCATAGGAGCATTAGAATTAGAGAACAAGAATACTAGTTCAGTGTTTTCCGGTAACGCCTTCTGTATCCACTTGTACTTACTGTATTCTGCAAAATCCCAAAACCTTCCCTTTGCTTCTAGTAGTATTGTCTCGTTATCAAATGACTTGATAAAGTCAGGCTCGTAATTATGTTCAATAATGTAATGAACCTTATCCCCATGATGTTGCCAGGATTTTAAAAGATCCTCATGCAGACTAGCTTCCCATCTGGAATCGTATTGAGGTCTTATTTTTCTTGGTTTTCTTTTAATGGATATGTCCTTGTCTGTCTTTTAACTCTATTGAAACTGCTTTATCAAGATCAAATAAAACCTCGTCTGATAAAGCAGTCAGCTTCCCTCCAGACATCAAGAACCCTGCTAAAGCAATTACAATGCTTTGTAAGGAGGGATCTTCTGGTATCTTGACTTCTGTTTCATCGTCCATAATATTTTTTCCATTGTTATCATTTCAATTTCCGTATCAGGATATTGTTTAAGTATTCTTTTAATTCCGTTTTTAATCCATTTGGGAGAATAAGAATTTAAATAAATTCTGTTGTCTGCAAAATAGTGCTGCTCTCTTGGCATTAAATGTTGTATGTTTTGTAGCGAAACCTTAGCAGCTTCTTCCTCTGGCAACAATGTCTTTATCCATTCGATAAGAAGTGTCTTCATGTGACGAGTAATTCTTTTAGACTTTCTGGCGTTCACGAAAAGTAACCTCTAAAACTTTAGGCATAGAGACAAGCCTAGTAAAATATTTCAATCCTGTAGAATACTGGAATGCCCTCAATCCCTGACCATTATTAGCATCTGAATGACACTCTATCTTATAAGGACAATAGACGCACCCTCTGGGTAATTTCATGTTCCCACGCTTACCATCAGGTATTGGATTATAACACTTTACTGGCGGCGTGTCAAGAAGCTCAACTTCACGAACTCTTTTAATCTTCTCTTTAATATTTATTTTTACAAAAGGCCCTGGTTGGTACAGGGCAAGCTCTCCACTTTCTTTGTTCATGGCTAAGAAACCGCCGTCCTCTGTTCCTTCTGCTGTTTCGTAACCAGATAATTGCGCCATGTACCCGAAAGGATCATCGTCATGTAGAGTCCCATCTGAAAATTTCTTAAAGGCAAAAGAAGAAGCGGTCTTAATGTCCACTACTTCCCCGTCAATTTTACAATCCATGTGTCCTTTAACACCGTCCACAGAAATTTCCTTTTGCTCGTCTTCTACCTTATGTCCTGACAGCTTTACTAACAGCAGTACAAGTTCTTCTAGGATGTGTCCATACAGGAACTTAATAAAAACAGAAGGATGATTTCGTTTGTGGGCTAAATTACCGTTCTTTAAATCGTACCACAGTCTACGCATGGGTCTACCAATAATAGACATACGGAGATGAGTCCTTTCCTTGTGAGGCTTAGACCAGCTTTTTAATGCTGCTTTTATTCGCTCACCAAACTCTTCAATATCTTCATCTGGAATTTGTAACTCTTCAGATTCACACAAACAAGATAAAGTTTCGTAAATATCTTCAACAATTGTGCTGAGATTTTTAGAAGTCGAGTATTTTTTGGACATAATGTTCCTCGTGTATAATAGGTTGAGGTTGAATAGAAGAAAGACTATCAATGTTTTCCAATACCTGTTTAACTTTTTTCAAAGAAACTTTAAACCATTCCCCCACATGATTTTTCGTATGTTTTTTCAAGATAGCATGAGCTTCAAATTCAGACTCTTTTCTATCTTTAAAATATTTTTTATATTCTAATTTATAATCCCTGTGAGGACTACTGGTTTGGTACTGAGTACACCTGTCTTCAGCATCAATAGCCATGCCAACCTTGATCCATCCTTTCCAAGCTGGATTAGATATAAGATAAACATAACCCTCAGTCGTTGTTTCATACTGAGAAAGAGAAGAAAAGGCGGCAGCTTCAAAAGTTTTATAACGTCCAGACTTATGTAAAGGATGTGTTTTTGGAATATATTTTCCATTAAGAAACATGCGTGTTTCGTTCTTTTTTACATGAGCAGCTACTCTACGTCTTCCATCTGCTTGCCCATAGTACCACCACTCTCCATCTTCAAATTTTTTATTTTTTACTTTAGTGTGTTTCACTCCAATTGTCTCCTATTTTATATTCACCATCGAGAGGACATAAAAGTTGGAAAGCTTTTCCTGCATTACGAATGCACTCAACTCCCCATCTTCCAACATCATCTGCTTGGTCTTCTCTTACTTCCAGTTGCCATTCATCATGGACATTAGCAACAAACTTAGCATCGTAGTTCTTTTCCTTAATGATCTTATCAAACTTAACCAGAGCTTCCTTCATGGAGATTGCTCCAGCACTTTGTAATAATGTATTCAGTGCAGCATGGTCACTACGAATAAGTATCTTTCTCCCATCTAATCCCTTGAGGTAGCCTCTTTGAGCCGCTGCTGACACACGATTTTTGAGAGTTGTAAATGATGGAAGACTAGCGAGAAAATTTCTTCTAAGTCTTTTCCCATCTTCTCTACTTCCTCCAACCACAGAACCAAGTTTTCCATCTCCTGCACCGTATATGAGGGCATAGATGAATGTTTTAGCCTGATCTCTTGATTTAAGTCCTGCAAATTTTTGATTAGAGGTGTGTATATCTCCATTAATGATTTCATGTATGTAATCCTCATCTTTCATGTAATGAGCAAGCATACGCAATTCCAATCCGCTTGCGTCTATGCCCACCAATTTATATCCTTCTTCAGAAGACCAGCATTCTCGACATTCTTTACCATACGGCGAGTTCATATTAGGAACCTGTGCCATGTTAGGTTTCATGTGTGTCATTCTACCAGTGATAGCTCCTGTACTTTTAATAAACCCATGTACTCTGCTATCGTCCTCATCCACAGCTTCAATCCAAGAAGCTACTTGAGCAATTCTTTTCTGAACCAGCAGATATTCAGCGATTAAAGAAGCTTCTGGTATCCCCTTCACTCCTATAAGAACTCTCTCATCTACAATTGGTCTACCATGTTCTGTGAATTTCTTCGGCTTCCAACCAAACCCTTGTAAGTATTCTCCTATCTGTAACCTAGAACCTAAATTAAACTCTATAGTTTTGTACCTTTTTATAGGTTCCAAAGTATTTCTGGAAACAGCTTCATCATATTCAGCATTAGTAAGTCTTCCTCCTTTAGCAACCCTGCTAATCACGCCATCTTTTTTACGCTTGGGAATTAAAACTATCTCTTCAATCTTAGGCTTGAATATTTTCCGTACTTCTTCTTCAATTTCTGCCTGTCGTTCCCTGAGTTCAGCAGAAAGAATATCTGCTTTCTGTTGGTCTAAAAGAAACCCATCCTCCCTCTGCTTATCCAGAATTCTGGAAACCTCATGCTCTAAAACAACAGACTTTTTAGAGAATCCTTTTCCTTCTTGCTGTAAATATTTAAATACAGCTAGATTAAGTTCAACGTCCCTTATACAGTACTCCAACATTTCCAAAGAATAATTCTCATAATCATCAAATGATATCTTAGGGAAGTTTAATCGTGAAGGCGCACCCCATGTAGCCAGCGCATGAGCATTGGGTCCACTTCTGGTAGGATTAAAAAGTCTGGATAATACCAAAGTATCCACTACTTTAGTATCGCCATTAGCTACTTGTCTTCCTGTTAATCTTTCAATCACTGGAATATCAAACCCTGAAATATTATGGCCCACGAGATAGTTACTTTGTTCTAAAAGATCACATCCTTCCAGAATTTGATCTGGCCCATAGGTGTACAGTTGCCCGTTGTCAATATCTTTTGCAACCACGCACCAAATTTTAGATGGGTTTAATGAGTTTGTTTCTATGTCAAATATAAGTCGTTTCATAATATGTTTAAACATCCCAACATTAGCCAAAGATCGTGCAAATTTCTTCCTCGTTTTCTGATGTAATTGTAATATCATCAGTATCCAATTCGCTTAATCTACCAGTATTTTTATCGTACACCAAATGAGAAGCTACTCCAACATCTCCTGTATATCTACTTTTTAAAACCCTGACTCTGGTAGTGTTAGCTTCAACTGGATCACTGCTTTGTTGGTTTCTTTCTAGGGAAATAACACAATCAGATAATTGGGCAATACTTTGAGAACCTCGTAAGTGGCTCAATGAAGTTTCTACTCCATTCTCATGCCCTTTGTTACCTACGATTCGCCGTAGATGAGAAACCAGTACAATACCAGCACCAGTTTCTTCTACTAAAGAACGCAAGCGAGTCATTATATTATCTATAGCTCTACGTTCATCCCCTTCAGCAATAGAAGATACTAACATATGCAGATGATCTATAACAATCCAACGACATTCGCAACCTACTATCATAAACCGTAGCTTGGAAAAAATTTCTTCTATATCATTTGTACCAAAGTGAGCATGAATCCATACCCTATTCTTGTTGTCTCCATCATATAAAATATCAAAGAGTTTATCAATTTCTTCTGTTGTAAATTTGTCCCTAACTTGATCAATGTACATTCTGGCATTCGCTTCAATAGATATGATTCCATCAACCGTCCTGCGCCAATCTTCTTCTAAAGATATAATGCCAACATTGTCTGAAGTTGTTTTAATTAACCAATGCTCAAGTTCCCTTGTAACACTAGACTTACCAAGCCCTGTCCCTCCTGTTAAAGTAACAAGTTCTCCAGCGCGTAGCCCATAAAGCTTATCATTTAATCCCTGCCAAGGATAGGGAACAGATGCTTTCTTTTTTCTGTTTCTAAATTTATCCTTATTTTCCGAAACATTTAAAACACCGGAAGGCGTATAAATTTTTGCTTCCCAAAACGCCTTGACAAACGCTGCATGTGCATGTTTCCTAAGCATTTCATTTGGGTCTTTAAATCCATTTGGGAGAGTTAAAATTCTAGCAGTTCCTGGTTTGAGTATCCTCGCAACTTTTCTGGCTGCTGCCCGTCCTGGTTTATCATTGTCAAAAGCAATAACTATACTATCAAAGCCTTCCAAGAATTCTAAACTTTCTTTTACATCTTTGACGGCTGCTGATGCCCCATTCTTGATAGATACTACAGGCCACTTGCTACCCAGAAGCTCATATCCAGCCAGCGCATCACATTCTCCCTCAACAAGAGTAAGAAACTTGCCCTTCTTTGGAGCAATATGCTCTCCAAAAAGACCTGTATTAGATGGGGTTCCTTTCCACGAAAATATCTTTTGATCAACGTGCCGTGTCTTAACTGCTGTAATCTCATTAGAAGTAAAATAAGGGTATGCATGTTGTATAACTTTGCCTTGAGAATTTGTTCTTATTCTAACTCCATACTTCTTGGCAGTTGCTTCTGAAATTCCTCGATCAGTTAACGCGCCATAAATTCCTGCGATTTCTGAATCATCAGAATATTGAACATCTGTTTTGCTACTGCCCTCATCCTTAGTGGATGTCTTTAATAGTTCATCAATTTCTCCCTCATAAGATTCCTTTATATCGTTTGTATATTTTTTACAAGAAAAACAATACGAGGACCAATCTGAATTTATAGAAAGACATCCATTATGTTCACAAGAAGGACACTTTAAATGTGTGTATAAAAATCTGTTATCCAAAGCAGTTTCCACCACTATCTCCAAATTATAAATAATTAAATAATGTCATAAGAGAACAGAATCTCTTTTAATTTTCCTTTTCCATAAGAGCATCTTTAGTAAGTACGCTCTTGATTAAAGAATCCAGATGTTGTGCCGCTGCCCCCAAGATAGCACTCTGTTTGTTTATCTCCCGCCTGTCTTTGTCTAGCTCCACTAGCAAACCTATTGCTTGTTGCCCCTGTTCTGGTAATAGACTAACATCATACGACTCGCCATCATTATTGTATACCCACTTCCGCTCGCTCTTATCTTGTTTATCAACCATAATTAAAACTCCAAAGCAGCATCTTCAAATGTTGTTCCTGATTCACCACTGTATTCAACCAATTCCACCAGTTGTGCTGCGACTAATCCTGGTCGTTTGACAATGCCTTTTTCTCCACCCTTATATTCAACGTGTTTCCACTGAATTTTCATCTTGCTTCCATTCCCTATGCTCACATCAACAGGCTTTCCTTCCAAGTCAATGAGTTGTGGGTGTGGATTTGGAGTACCGTTTTTGTTATATGCAAATTTTCTGAAAGTAATAACAGGATCAGGCGTGAAAATTCTATCTCCTGCGGGAAAACAGCTAACGTAGCCTCGACTCTTGAACTGATCAAAAGTTTCATCAGATACTGCAAGACTAACTTCATAAAAGACTGGAGTGAAACGCTCGTTAGCTACGAGAATGTGAGGGTAAAATGCAATTCCTTCCACAACAGATGGAATCCCGTTTTGTAAAGTCATTAAATATCTCCTCTTAAAAATTATTAACTAGTGTACCATACCTATCAACTGATGTCAAGCTTGACAACCATTTCGCAATCCGCATATGTGATACTAGGGGAAGCAAAGACCAGCCCGTTGACATATCTACGCACTGCATTGATTAAAGTATTTGGTGCGGTTGCTGATTCCAAGCCGTCAATAATTGTCCTACCATTCTGATCTATGTCAAATTTTACAATGACATTATGTACCCCTATTGCCTTTGATCGTTCCATTGTCCTGCGTAGTGAAGGAAGAACCTCCCCCTTATTAAGAGCGGTCATGGGACAAGGCTCTAGGTAGCCTTCATCATCTACAAAAGAAGCCTGTTCCCATCCTGCGCCATACACATCATCCATTATTGCGCCTGTGGTTGCGGGTGTACCTACTACTGAGTCCAGCTTTAATCTTAGTGTCTGAATTTCATCGTTCAATTCCACTAGTAATTCTAAAACAGCAACAGCTTCTTCTTCCAGTTGCGTAACTCTTGATGATACATTCCCCACTTGAGCAACTACTCCAGCGACAGTCTCATCAGTCTCGCTTTGTTTTGAGGTGAAGTTTTCTAACGCCCTTATGAATTCTGAATTAGCTTGTGCCGCTCCTTTTGCTAGCGCATTGATTTTAATTGTAGCCTCATCCACAAGAGTAGTATTAGTCCCTATCCCGTTACTGAGTTCTGCATCAGCAGCTACTGACTCAGCAGCAACACTTCTTGTGTGAGATGCTGCCCGTTCTGTTGCCAGAAAAACACTGTCATTTATATGACCTAACATAAAATATCCTGTACCTACATTAACAACAGCAGCCATAGTGATTGCGATTAAAAACATTCTAATCATCTTTCTGTTCCTCCTATATAGTTTAAATCTCTCCAAGATATTCTATGAAGTCTGGTATTTTAGCGTATATCTCAGACTCAGTGAGTTTCAACATGTCATCAGAACGCTCCTGAGTACAAAAGTCTATGAACCTTTCTACCAATTTACTCTTGGTAGGGCAGCGTACTCCCATGCTCAGAACAAAAGCTCTGGCATAAGTATCTTCAATACGTTCCTCTTCAGACAAGTGAGAATCCTGCCATTGGTTGCCGAAGTTCTTGTATCCTTCATCCATATTTACACTCCAATTTTCTACAACTCACTAGTTTACCATACATTTTACAAAATGTCAAGAGGAAAATCCTAAGTTATTTAAGATAGCTGTTAATATAAAGTAAGAAATAAATAAAAATATTACCAATATTGAAATAAAATCTACCTTCACTATGAATACTTGTCCTCTCTAGTCCTTGGCAATGCTTTCAGAACACGCTGCCAAAATTTACCATGCTTTCCAGCACGACATTTTTTAACACTCTCTCGTTTCTTTTTATCAACGTGAGTAGCTGGACGATGTTTTAAATCCATGTCCTTCTTCACAAAGTTATTTATTTTCTTCATTAACTACTTCCCATATCTCTTTGTATAGACAATACTTTGTTATGTTCTCATCAGTCACATACATAAACTGTCCAGAAAGAAGACACGTTACCACACCTTCAGAAGTTTTGTCAAGCTCTATTTGATCATGCTTGATACGGTCACCAACTTTAGGATGCTTCATCTTCATAGTCCTCCTCTGTCCTATCCATGTTTCCGAAAGCATTGTCCCATTCTTCTTTTGTTACTCCAGTCTTTATGAACTCACGTTGATCAGCGGTCAAACTAGGAAAAACATCCTGTATATTTTTAGTACCCCTCTCCCACCCTTCCAGTTGTTGAAGAGTGATAGGTAGTTCCATTGAATGAACCTCTCCCGTGAACATGGATTTACGAAACACTAGCAGCATTACATTCTCCTTGAGTAAGAGTTTTCTTCGTTTCTTTTTTCATGTAGCACTTACCACAGAAATAAATTTTCACATTCCGAAGCCTTGTCTCATAGACTATTGCGATATTCTTACATATAGTTGTGCTGCATTTTATCATCTTCTTACATACACAACGCGGGGAGCATGGGTTTGTTTCCTTTCACGAGCATATACAGCAAACTCTTTTGCGTCTTCTAATTTTACGTTGCCTCCAAATCCATATCGGACACCTTCAATAGGTTTACGACCTTTCAATTCAAGCCTCCATTTAGATTCAGATTTTACCATTGCCTTTCGTAGACTGTCAATGATCTCCCTGTTTTCAAATGTGTTCGCAAGTTTAAACAGGTGATTGTTCTGTGCCTTACTATTCATTACCACCTTCTTCCTCTTCTTGCTGTTGCTGCTCTTCCAACTGAAGCTGATGATTCCAAGCATCTGAATTACCATAGTCAAACATGGAATCTAGTTCCAGTACAGAAGTGTAGGTGTGTTGCAAAAGTTCCAGAACTTCTTTAACTTTTCTTTTTCGGGAATTGTTTTTAATATTCATGTTAAAAAGAAAGCACTTACGCCGAGTGAGGTACTTAACCTTAGATAAGGCTGGTTGTTTCAACAGGTGAATCAGTCCAGACTACACGCGGTTGATAACATTTCCCCTTAACTCGCGCAAGCTTAGTGTTTCGCATAGCGCAAGTGCTTCCCATATTTAAGCCGCCAGTTCCATCTCTTTAAACACACTGCGTACTGTATCTTGTCGCTTGACTTTGATAGCCGCAATGTTTATCTGAGCCGTAGATTTTGTGGCTGGAGTATGCGTAGCCCAATGGGTTACCGTATTGTAAACCGCCCACAAATTACTGCCAAGAGCTTTCCTTTCATTGGTTGTATACTGATTCCAGAGATTAACCAAAGTCTTGTTACGATATATCTCAGGCTCTCGCAATAAGTCTATTGGATTTTTTATACTGTCACTGTGCATAGCCTTACAGTTAGCAACCAGACCAAAAATATGAAAGGCTCTATTATCAGAAACATCAGTATGTTTCCATTCCTTCCAGCGTTCTACCTCATTAGCATACACTTCAACAGCTTTCGATAATTTCCTCGCTGCATGGGCCATATTAAGACCGCGAGTATGCTTGGATTTGAACATGGCAAAATCTTCAATGAATACCTGACCATTGGTGCAGATCATACGAACAGCACCTACATCAACATGGAAACACCAGCTACCATCAAAGCTATTCCTAGCTGATATCTGAAGTGTTGAAGGATCACCCTTGTCAGACTCAATGGTGTGAGCAGGAAGGCTATAAACAGCATAGGCTCTAGCTCCCCCATGACTAACATTAATCGTTCTCTCAACGCCCGTTAAATCCAATTCAGAATCAGCGATGATACGCTCTACTGTTTTGAAAGCATCAGGATGTTGAGCTATCTGGTAGCTGTTACTGACAACACCCAAGCTATCGTGAGTATCGTCCCTGACTAACGCCAGCTTATTAGGTATTCTATTAAGCCCTTCATCTGCTTGAAAGAATACAGGTCTGGTAAAAACATTGAAGTCAGCCTTACCATAGTCTCCTAAATTTTCAAGCATTCTCACTTTATTATTTTTAGTTTTATTTAGTTCTAATATAGTCATAAAATAATTTCCTCTGTTTAAAATATTTTAAATATTTTAATCTATTTAAGATGCATATAGTATGACATAGTTATAATTATAAGTCAACTATTATTATAAAGATCATCTAAAAAATCTGCAACACTTTCATAATTAGAATTAACAAGACTGAATTTATTTTGTAGTTTATCTTTATTTTCCAGTTCTAATTCAACATCATGCATGTCACCTGTCCAATAACTACTCTCCAAAGTATGACCAGAATCGTCAGTGTTTTTAAATTCTGACATTTTATTTTAACCTCGTGTTGGCTATGTCAATATATTTTTTACTTTGTTCACTGCCTACAAATCTTCGATTCATTTCCTGTGCAACGACAGCGGTGGTTCCTGTTCCCATGAATGGATCATATACCAAATCATTTTCACTGCTGAAATTTTTCAAAATGGTACGGACAAGTTCTTGTGGCATGACTGCTGCATGAGAACGGCTCTTGCTATTCTCTCTGTTGATCTGCCACACATCGTCTAATGTTCCTCTCTCAAATTTTCCTTGTCTTCTGAATTGTCTGGAGATTGGATAATCTTTTTCAAATATTAAAATTAATTCTGATCTCCGGTTCAAAACTTTCTCTTGTATGGCGGGTTGTGCGTAACCTTTATCCCATACGACTATGTCTTTTAAGTTGTCGGCAAACTCACCAATCATTTTGAATGTGGATCGTTTACTGCCTGTAACTATTTGAATGTTATAGAAAATTATATGACTGACTCTTAGAAGTTCTCTCAAAACTTCCGAATGAAATTTGTAATAATCTTCAAGGGGTAAGTTGTCATCAAACTCGGAGTACTTAGTGCTGATCTCTCGCACTATCTGACGCGAACAATACTTACCCTTGCGGATGCGCAGATTGAGATTGTACGGCGGTGATGTTACGACAACATCAACATGATCATCAGGCATTTTCCGTAGTGTGTCTAGGCAGCACTCTTGATGTATTTTATTTTCAAGCATTAAACTTCCTAAACTCCTTGATGCGAAATGTTTTCTCGTGTGATCGCATGTTTGAAATAATCCCGTCCTGAGAATTTATCAGAGTACATGTACATTATTTTATCTTGTAAGATATCATTTTTCAATTCTGGGCGATCATTAAGCAATCTATTAAAGGCTATTTTGAATTCTGGTGAACCTTCTGCTTTTACTGTGAATCTATTTTGAATTTCTGAAGTGTTCATTTTTTAAAACTCCTAATCTGCTTGATGCAAATAGTTATATTCATAGTATGTTTAAACGCTCCTCTTGACATTATTTGCATAGGTGATATCAAAACCATTGAAAGACTCTATCCTAGTATCACTAAAATTGGAGTCAATATACTTCACTATGTCTTCAACTTCACTGACTGTGTAATTTTTATCACAATATAAAGTAGCAGCTATTTTAATCACGGTGTGACCATCAAAGCCCTGCTCATGTCTGCTTGAAATTGGGTCACACTCAATGTCTTCTAATAAATTACTGCTCATCCTTTAATCCTTGTATATGGAAAAATCTGGCATCTGTTCCCAAGCTTCCTCAAGGTACTTGTCTGCAAAATCTTCTAGGGCTTGGCCCGTTAGTCCTCTTGACTCGCCAACACCTATGCCTTCTTGCCTGATGTTCTCTCGTGTAATATCCATATCTGAATGTGACATTGTATGTTCTCTCTCTTTGTCCTCTCTCGTCTAAGTTCCTCTCTCGTCTAAGTCTGTCTACTTTACTAAAAAAAATAAAAAATATCCAATAACTTTTTGATATAAGCTTATAACTTTTAGCTATATCTAATCCACTACAAAACCGGAGTAATCATGCTTGGCCTTACCTTTAGCTTTTAAACCTACAATAACATTCTTCGGGTCTTTGAATCTCATGTCGTACTTATCGCCATCAATTACGCGAACACCATTGAATGTTAGCGGAAGTTTACTAGTGCGAAACACGACAGCTATACCGTTGTAATTAGGATTCTGCATGACGCTATCAAATAGATTAGCATAAGCTTTATTAGCTCCAGAGTAGCTCCAAGTAAGGTGATAGTTCGGGATATGCTCTACGCTACGCGTAGGTATTTTTGTATAGTCGTAGAAAATAACGTGCGGGAACATCTCAAATATTGTTTTACCATTATATCGCTGGTGTTCCCATTGAATGTCTGAGGTACCGTTTAAACGTATGCATAACGTTTTGTTCCTACGTTTGGCATACTTCTCTAAGCGTGTTATATCTGCGATTAATGTCTCGAAGTATCTCTCTTTATCTTCTGCAAATAACAATGTTCTGCGCAATCTGGCGCGCTGTATGTTGTTAGTCGTCTCACCATGCTTCACGATACCACCACGTCCTGCCGTGTTTAAACATCCAATCTCACATTGGGCAATCTTGGCATAGGGACAAACATTATAACCTGATAAATTGCTAGGTAATAGATGCTGTATGCCTGTTAAATAATCGCTATATAATCTCTCACCTTTAGCTACTTTAGGATTAGCTTTCGGCTCAGACAATAATTGATAGCTCATAGCGCGTTGATACTTTCTAGAATGTCCTGAACTTTCTCAGTAGGTACAAAACCAATAACATCATCAGTGATTGGTGTGTCATAGGTTAGTTCGCCATCCTTCAGTACTGCTATTTCCCATAACCCACGGTCACCACCATGGGACATATAATGCCTTACAACTGATGCACCATAGCCATTATCAAATGAGTATACATTCTGAACACCATCAAAAACAGGATTTGTTTCTGTAGGTTTAAAGATTTCATTCTTCATATTGTTCAGTTGATAATCCATAAAGTCTAAATGCCAATTTTTTGGTGCCATGTTTAAACGTCCTATGATACTGCCGCAATTTTACCATTGACCATCTCAATCTGCGCGAAAAATTCACGCTTATATCCGGTCAAGTGTGGGCGATTGCATCCACAGAATGTGCCGTTTGCCTGATACTCTGGACCGAAAATACTCGTCTCTGAGTACCGGAGTTTTTGACCGATACTACTTTTTAATTCTCTCTTTGTGGGATATTTTAATAAGATCATAATTTTATATTAGTCGATACACTGGTAGCTGTCAATAGTTAAAACCTAATTCGGTAGGAATATTTATTATTATCGCCGACCTTATCAAGAACTAATATCTGTAATGATCTAGGCTCTAGTTTGTCAATCTTGGCATGCATCGCATCCAAATTATCGAGTAGTAAATCAGCGAAAATCCTGCCAAGCTTGGCATCATTTTCCAAAGCTTGGAGCCTATCCGCAGACATCTCGTAGTCTTCGGCAGTACAGCTATAACCGCTCTCGTGTTTGTCTTTGGCTACCATGCGTAGATAGTCGATAAATTCTGGCGTACTAAATTCGCTAACCATTTTTAATTCCTATCTCCAAAACATTCCCGCCAGAATAATTCTTTCTGACAATCGGAAGTAATATTAATACACCAGCCCTGAATATCTCCGTAGGTAGAAGGCAGTATGAATGCTCTATACCTTTTACCCTTGTAAAATACTTCCGGTACACGCTGGGATGAGCCTTCCCATTTCCTACGATAAACTGGTATGCGCGTGATTGTTTCCACAAGCGTACCTTTTAGACCATTGTAATCAGTGACGACCTTATAATCTGATGTCCGTTTAAACGTGCTATCAGTCATAGCCTAATCCCAATTCCAATCAGCGTGACCGCCATATCGGCGGTATAATGATTCGTTGCTATCTAGTATTTTAACACTAATCCGGTAATCTGAGCTATCATCACTCCCACCCCAACGTGCAGAACTGGCGAGATAATCTTTAATCCTTTGTTCCGCCTCTTCAAATGTATTAAAGCTATTATGCATCGCCCAATATCGGCCTAGCGGTAAACGTTCGTTGATCTCTACATCGTAACGTTTAGTCATGCCATGTTTAAACGTGCTATCAGCCACTATTCAGTTAGTTCCAAATGTCCCGCAGTGCCACATTGCATGCATTGAGCGGTTTCGAAATTGATGTTATTAGCCGCCGCCTTAGACAATCTAATTGGTCGGCATTCGCTAGCATCATCACAAAGCAATCCAGAATTACAGATTAGTTTGAGATTCCGAGTAGTCTGTTTTTTGCGTGGTGCCAGCGTTATCTTCGCATGCGGATACTCGCCAATCTTGTCACAAATAGTGTTAAGTGTTTCGAGCAATTCAGGACCGGCACTATTACAAGTAGGTTTACCTACCATGCCTATAGCATTCTGAATTGTAACAAACGGTCCCTTGTGCCCTGATTTACAATCATCTATGGCGTGCCCATTTTCATGAGCAAGAACGGACAAGACCTTTAGAGATGCATCGCGCATATCTTCGGGAGTGTCAGACTCGTAACCATACAGCATGGTAATGCATATCTCGGAAACCCCAATGGCGGAATGTTCCGAAGCATGACAAACGCCAACAATCTGTTTTTTTGACGGGCGCGCATTCCGGTCAGGATAGCCGCATGTCACTTTAATCTTGTCTAAATCCATTGGATGCCCTGCCGGTTTAAACACTAGCGCATTCATCTCGGCATTGGCATTTTCTAACCATTGTTCTCTATTGATGTTTGTTAGGTCTTGCACTGTTTAAACTGCTAATGATTTTGTTGGATTGGCTAGCGGGGAATTCGGAAACAACGCGTTAATCTTAGGTGTAAATATTACTGACAATTGGTTAACGGAAATCCGGTTTGTATTCCCCATCTAGCCTATCGTTAAAATCCTCAATTAATTTATGACTGTTGAATAGTATCAAATTTTTGCAAGCTGGTCTACTAACTTAAAGTTATAAGCTTATAACTATTTGTGAACCATTTGAAGCTAAATCCCATTCACACTTTTTCAAGTTTGTCAAATAACTTTTGGTTATAAGCTTATGCCATTTTGACATATTTAAAAAATGAGAATCATTCTCATTTGATAATCATTCTCATTTGATAATCATATTGCCAAAAGTTATAAGTATATAACCTGTAGCTATAAGGTTTGACATATTTCCCAAAGTTATAAGCATATAGCCACAGGTTATAAAGGGGTAGGCAGGAGGCCAGCCACCCCTACCCCCCCTTAAAAAACACAATCTTGTATATTTCCAACATTTCCCTTCGGAACCATTCTAAATGGCTGCATCCCATTTAAAACTTGACAAACATTTAAAAGGGGGTATAAATTATTAATCATTGCTTTTGAAGCTATAGAAGCTTGTTAAACTTTATAAGCTTAAAAAGAGTGTTAACCTTGGGGCCTGTTACTCAAGTATACAGTTGGATTTCAAGTTTGTCAAGTCTTTTTGAAAAAATATTGTAAAAGACTTGACAAATCCGATATTAAGCCCTATACTATATACTTATGACTGAAGAAATTCAAACAACTTCCAAATATTTAACAGAACTTTCAGGTAGTATACAAGCTAACAAGCAACGAAAACTATCTGAAAAGCAGCAAAGTTTCTTGGATAACCTATTAAATACAAAAGGTGATCCAAAGAAAGCAGCAGAGCTAGCAGGATATGCCGAAGGCAGCTATCCACAAGTAATCAAATCATTAAGAGAAGAAATGATAGACCTGGCCTCTCATATTCTAGCTCAGTCTGCACCTAAAGCCGCTCTTAAATTAGTAGATGTAATGGATTCTGAGGAACCTATTCCACAAGCTAACATGCGTTTACAAGCTGCACAAACAATCCTAGACCGCATAGGTCTTGGAAAAGCAGATCGAATTAATGTAAACCATACGTCTGATGGAGGTATCTTTATACTGCCAGCAAAACAAGGCACAGACCATATTATAGATATGGAATCTGATGCTCTTAATTATGCGTAAAAAGCGTGAGGCAGGATCTATTCCTTTTGGATATGATTTAGATTCCGAAGATTCTGATTATATAATATCAAATCAGGAACATTTAAATACTTTTCAAGATGTTGTTGATTCTGTTGTCCTTGATTCTATTAATTTAAGAGAAGGATCAGAATGGTTACAACATAAAACAGGGAGATATCTTTCTTCTAGAGGTCTTCAAAAACATATAGATAAAAATTATGGGAAAAGAAACTCTAGTGAACGATTGGAAAATCAATTCAGACTCTTATCAGAAAGACAATAACGGTAATTTCATTTTAAAGTTAGATGGAACACCAAAAAAGAAATTAGGGCGTAAAAAAGGAAGTAAATCTGCTGGATATAATTATCATTCAGAGATAAAAGCAAAACGAAATGCTAAAAAATCTTTGAAAAATAAAGCGAAAAGGATAAAAACCCTTGAAACACAATTAAAAAGTGCAAAAGAAGGAATTAAAAAACAAAGAAGGATTCAGAAAAAGCTGGATGAACCGCACTCAAAGAAAACTATTTCAGGTAAAATCATTACCAAAGAAGATATTGAAAGACTTTTACCAGAAACCACAAGAGAACAGGTTTATGAAAAAAATATTATTTTTGCGCCCAACCAAGGACCGCAAACAGAGTTTTTAGCAGCACCAGAACGGGATGTTTTATATGGTGGTGCAGCAGGAGGAGGAAAATCTTATGCGATGTTGGTAGATCCATTGAGATATTGCCATCGTTCTGCACATAGGGCATTGATTCTTAGACGTTCAATGCCAGAATTAAGAGAATTAATTGATAAATCCAGAGAATTATACCCAAAGGCATTTCCTGGATGTAAGTTTAGAGAAGTTGAAAAGATATGGAACTTTCCTAGTGGAGCTAAAGTAGAGTTTGGGTTCTTAGAAAGGGATGCAGATGTCTATCGTTACCAAGGACAATCGTATTCATGGATAGGTTTTGATGAAATTACACATTTACCTACTGAATTCGGTTGGAATTATCTAGCTTCTAGACTGCGTACAATAGATTCAGAAATTGAACCTTATTTACGTTGTACTGCAAACCCTGGAGGTGTTGGCGCACACTGGGTAAAGAAGCGTTATGTTGATCCATATGAACCAGGAGAATCTTTTAAGGGAGATGACGGTTTAACAAGGCGTTTTATTCCTGCAAGCTTACTAGATAATCCATATCTTGCTCAAGATGGACGTTATGAAGAAATGCTTAAAGCTCTTCCTCCTGTTCAACGGAAACAATTACTAGAAGGAAATTGGGATGTAACAGAAGGGGCAGCTTTTACAGAGTTTGATCCTGATATTCATATAATTCCTCCATTTCAAATCCCAATAGGATGGGAAAGGGTTAAAGGAATTGACTATGGATATGCTTCTGAAAGTGCCTGTATATGGGCAACTATAGATTCTTCAGATGGAACACTAGTTGTTTATCGAGAACTCTATAAAAAGAACTTAACAGGGCGTGATTTAGGACAGGTAATTACAGAGATGGAATTAGAAGATCCTTTTGCTGTAGCTGGAGTTCTGGATACATCAGCATGGGCAAGAACAGGCACTACGGGGCCTACAGTTGGAGAGGCTTTAATATTAGCAGGACATAAACTTAGAAAAGCAGATAAAAATAGGATACAAGGTAAAATACAAATTCACGAATACTTAAAAATACAGCCGAATGGAAGACCTAAATTGCAAATATTTAATACATGTCCAAATTTGATAAAAGAATTACAAAGTATTCCAATGGATAGGTCAAAACCTGAAGATGTAGATACTCATGCTCCTGATCATGCTTACGATGCTTTACGATATTTACTTATGTCTAGACCAAAAAATATTGATCCAATTAATAGAATTAGAAACTTCAGAATGGAACAAGCATATCAGCCAATAGATAGGGAATTCGGATATTAAATGCCAGAAAACAACGAAATATTTAGTGAAAACTCAAACTCTCTTTATTTTGAGCCTGTAGAAGGCGAAGAAGGTCAAAATTTAAATCTTAGTGTAGATCTTAGAAATAAATTTGTAGGTTTATTGCAAGATAGATTTAATTCTGCTGATAGTGCTAGAGATTTAGATGAACAGCGATGGATTACTGCTTATCATAATTATAGAGGACTATATCCAAAACATATAAAATTTAGAGAAACTGAAAAATCTAGAATTTTTGTTAAAGTTACTAAAACTAAAGTATTAGCAGCTTTTGGACAACTAGTTGATGTGATTTTTGGAGCAGGAAAATTCCCTATTGGTATTAGTGAAACTAAAATACCTGAAGGAATTACAGAACATGCTCATTTAGATATTAATAATCCTGTTCCAGGAATAGAAACAACGCCTGAACTAGGTAAAGGACAAGAAGGACAAGAAGGACAAGAAGGACAAGAAGAACAAGAAGAGGAAGTAACAAGTCCTTATGACGTAGGTTATGAAGGAGACGGTAAAGTTTTAAAGCCAGGAGCAACATTTAATACTGGAAAATTTGAAGAAGAGTTCATTGAACAAAAAGCCCAAGAAGAAGGGCTATTGAAAGAAGGATTAGTACCATCACCACAAGCATTAGAACTCAATCCAGCAGAAAAATCTGCAAGACGTATGGAAAAACTAATCCATGATCAAATTGATGAATCTAATGGATCAAGTGAAATAAGAAATGCTTTATTTGAATCGGCCTTATTTGGAACAGGAATTGTTAAAGGTCCGTTTAATTTCAATAAAACTTTAAATAGATGGGATGAGAATGAAGAAGGAACTAGAGATTATTCTCCATTAACAGTTAGAGTTCCAAGAATTGAATTTGTTAGCATTTGGGATTTTTTTCCTGATCCTAATTCTACCAATATAGAAGAATGTGAATACATATTTCATAGACATAAATTAAATCGCTCACAACTTAGAGCATTAACAAAAATGCCTTATTTTGATAATAATGCAATTCGTGAATGCTTAACAATGGGCGCAAATTATGTTGAAAAAGACTATGAACATGAATTAAAAGATGATCATCGTACCCAAGAATACGGATCAGGACAATTTGAAGTCTTGGAATATTGGGGAATTATGGATGCTGAATATGCTAAAGAAGTTGGCATGGAACTAGGAGAAGATGTAGATGATTTGGATGAAGTCCAAATTAACGCGTGGATTTGTAATGGTAAGCTTTTACGGTCTGTCATTAATCCTTTCACGCCTTACAGAATACCATATCATTCTTTCCCATATGAACGAAATCCTTATAGTTTCTTTGGTATTGGAATCGCTGAGAATATGGATGACTCTCAGAAAATAATGAATGGACATGCTAGAATGGCTGTAGATAATCTAGCTTTATCAGGTTCGTTAGTTTTTGATGTAGATGAGTCTGCTTTAGTTGGTGGACAGAATATGGAAATTTATCCTGGAAAAGTATTCCGCAGACAAGCGGGAGGACCAGGACAAGCAATTCATGGAGTTAAATTTCCAAATACTTCCACAGAAAATATGATGATGTTTGATAAGTTCAGACAATTAGCAGATGAACAAACAGGTATTCCTAGTTATAGTCATGGACAAACAGGTGTACAAAGTATGACACGAACTGCATCAGGCATGTCAATGTTGCTTGGTGCAGCTAGTTTGAATATAAAAACAGTTGTTAAAAATCTTGATGACTTTTTATTAAAGCCTTTAGGGGAAGCATATTTTCAATGGAATATGCAATTTCTAGAGAATAAGTTGGGCGTTAAAGGTGATTTGGAAGTTAAGGCTACAGGAACAAATAGTCTTATGCAGAAGGAAGTAAGAAGTCAGAGACTAACTACATTCTTACAATCTGTTCAAAATCCTGCTATTGCGCCTTTTGTTAAAATATCAAAGCTTATTAGTGAACTTGCTTATAGTTTGGATCTTGATCCTGATGAAGTTTTAAATGATCCAGAAGAAGCCGCTATTATGGCACAAATTATAGGAATGCAACAAAATGTTGGACAAACAATTGGCGAGGAAGCTCTCCCTGCTGGTCAACAACCAGGAGGCATGGGAGCCGTTACAGGAACACCTCCTCAACCTCAAGAACTTGGAGCTACAGGCACTGGTGGCGGCAACATCGGAACAGGAAATGTTCCGTTACCAGGGGAAAGTGGCTTTGCTGGTACGCTTAGAGCAGTTGAAGGAGGAGGTTGAAGAGGCCCGAAATAGAGAGGAATAATAAAATGGCAACAAAAAGAAAATATACATATAGTAAAGGCTCCAGAGTTAAAAAACAAGCAGGAGGAGCTTTACTGGTTCCACCGGAACAAGAAGATATATCTCCTATAGATGATGTTAGTATACCAGTAGATTCAGAAGAAGCTATAGAAGCTTCTCAAGTTCCTGACGAAGCAATGGAAAGTGATTATCTAGATTTTATTGTAGATGAAGCACTTGATGACGAAGAACATACATATTTAACAAGTAAACTAGAAGCTGATCCAAGATTAAGTCAAATTTTTGATAAAGTAATTGGAACAGCTTCTGAATTTTCAGGTGAAGGGGAAGTTGAAGGCCCTGGAACCGCAGTCTCTGATTCGATACCAGCGCGGTTATCGGAAGGAGAATTTGTTTTTACAAATAAAGCCACTGAACAAATAGGTCCCGATAATCTTCAGAAAATGATGAGTGAAGCAGAACGGGCTTATGAAGGCGGTTTAATGAGTAAAGCATTTGGTGGTACGGTTGATGCTAAAGCTGACGAAGAAATTAGAAAACAAATGATTTCTTCCGGCCAAAACCTAAATCGTATACCAAATTTAAGGTAATAAGGCTACCCTTTAATAAAAGGCCCCTTATTGTATTTTTAACCTTTTGGCTACCTTGGAGTATAAAGCCCTATACTAAAAAACGTATTAGTATGGCTACCTTACAAAAACGACAAGCCCCGTAAAGGAGAGTGATTATGATTAAACAACAAGAGGAGTTACAGCAACAAGAAGAGGAAAAAGCGAATCTATATAATGCGAAAAAATCTTGGCATACGCCAGATAATATGCAAAAAGATTCAGCAGATTCATTATTTTTTGAAGCACAACAACAGGCCACCTCAATTCAAGAAGCCCCTGTTAAAGTAAATGAAATAAAACCTCGTAAAAGGACTAATTATAAAAAGCGTTATGATGATCTAAAAAAACATTATGATGGTAAGATTTCACAATTTAAACAGAGAGAACAGGAGTTACTAGCTGAAAATAGGGTTTCACAACCTGAATATAAAGCACCTAAAACTTCTGAAGATTTACAAAAGTTTAAAACGGAATACCCTGATCTATATGAAACAGTTGAAACTGTTGCTCATTTAGAAAGTGAACGACAAGTCAAAGATCTTCAATCACAATTATCTGTTATACAGCAACGTGAAATAGATATTGAAAAAAGAGAAGCTGAATCTGGACTTAGAGAAGCTCATCCTGATTTTGAAGATATTAGAGGAGATGAGAATTTTCACAACTGGGCAAAAGATCAACCAGAACAAATTCAGGATTGGGTATATAGAAACTCCATTAATGTTGATTTAGCAAGCAAAGCAATTGCTTTATATAAACTTGAACGAGGGATTAAAACTTCTCCTAATAGACAATCAAGACAATCACAACAAAAACAGTCTAATAATACTAAGACTTCGGCAGCAGATCTAGTTTCTACAAAAACAACAACAGTAGATGCTGCGCAGTCTCAGAAAATTTGGACTGAACGGGAAATTGCTGCGATGTCTTTAGATCAGTTTGATAGACTTGAAGAAGAAATAAATCAAGCTGTAAATGAAGGCAGAGTAGTAAAATAGTTTTTAATTTTATTTAGGAGGATATCAAAATGGCATATAATCAATCTGACCAGTATTTTGAACCGAGTACAGATACTGATGCCAACTTTGCTAACTCCGTAAGCACACAAGCTAATTCGTTTTTTCTTCCAGCAGTCTACTCTAAAAAGGTTCTCAACTTCTTTAGAAAGGCTTCGGTAGCTGAAGCGATTACTAACACCGACTATGCTGGTGAGATTTCTGCTTTCGGAGATTCAGTAAAAATTGTTAAAGAGCCAAGTATTACCGTATACCAGTACGAGCGTGGCGCAGACGTAACTCAAACAAAGCTAACAGACGCAGAGATAACTCTGATTGTCGATACAGCTAACGCCTTTAAGTTCAAAGTGGATGATATTGAATCTTCAATGTCCCATGTGAACTGGCGGGAAGCTGCCGCGTCTTCAGCGGCCTATGCGCTTAAAGATGCTTTTGATGAGGGAGTTATCGCTGTTCTATTTGCAGGAGTATCCGCATCTAGTCCAAACCATATTTTAGGTTCGGACAGTGCGACTGATCTTGCTGCTGGCACATTTGATGGCACAGGTAATCTTGATATTGGTTTCGCTGGATCAGAACATGATCCTATAGATGTTTTGGGGCATATGGCCCGTCTTTTAGACGACCAGAGTGTTCCAGAAGAAGGACGTTGGTTTTTAGCAGCGCCTGAATTCTATGAGGTTCTATCTGGCACAGCATCGAAACTGCTATCTGTAGATTACAATGCTGGTCAAGGCTCAATTAGAAATGGTCTAGTCGCTTCTGGTAAGTTGCGTGGATTCAATATGTACAAGTCAAATAACATTGCAAGCACATCTAATGCTGCTGGTAAATGTATTGCTGGTCATATTTCGTCTACGGCAACGGCCCAGACGATTACTAGTACTGAAGTTCTGCGTGATCCCGATTCGTTTGGTGACATTGTACGAGGACTCCATGTTTATGGGGCCAAAGTACTTCGTGCCAACGCATTGGTTTCTGCGTTCTATGGTATTGACTAATCTAAGTGGATTAGGGAGTCTGAAAAGGCTCCCTTTTCCTTTTTATTTTATTATTATATTTTGGAGAAAAAATTATGGCAAGTCCAGTTATTAAGATAAGAGATACAGGACGTAATTCAGCGAGAACAGGAGATGTTCGTGAGCTTGCAGATAATGTAGTTACTTCTTGGACTTCAACAACGACAGGTACGATTGCAGTTACCGCAGCCGCAAATACTGATGTTTCATTTACTCAACCAGCAGATACTATTATTCGTAGTCTAATCGCTATTCCAGCAGGAAATATTGTTACAGCAGGAGCTTCAGGTGATGATGTAGACTTTTCATTAGGGACATCTTCGGGCGGCGCACAACTTGTTGCAACTGAAGCTATTCTAGATGATGGTGGTTCGGCGGTTACTTGGACAGCTAATGCGCCTTTGTATCTTATTCAAGATTCACATGGTCATGCAGCTAATCAGTTTGTTAGTACAGCAACTACAGCGGGTGTTGTAGGTGGGCCAGCAACTTCTGAAGCTATTGTGATTGCGGCAACATTGTATGCTGCATCTTCGCGTACACTTTATGCACGATTAACACCTTTGGCAAATGATCTAGCTACTGCTGCTACAACGGTTACTTACTTAGTTGAGTTCTTACACTTAGGCGTATTACCAGACTAAGCTAATGGCACAGTTAGGTAGTGATAAAAATCCTATCATTATGAACGGCTCTGGGAAAAAGAGTACCAGAGTCTTGGGGCTATTAGGTAGGGTATATGCTGGAAAAAGTAAAGAGAACTTTGCTGAAAATTATGACCGCATATTCGGTAAAAAATTAGGAGAGAAAAATGCCTGAATTAAAATATGGTAGTATACTACACTATGAAAATATTGAAGATATGGAAGGCTATTACGAAAATTCTGAGAATAATCAGAATCGTGATGCTGATAAAAAACAGGGCGTTAAGACTGAAAATAAAGAATCAGACTAATGGCAACAACGTATTTAGGTCTGACTAACGAACTACTGAGAGAATTAAATGAGGTTATTTTAACTTCAAGTAATTTTTCGTCTGCTGTCGGTGTACAAAAACACGTACAAGATTCGGTTAATAGGGCTTATTGGGATATTGTTATTGAAGAACCCCAATGGCCCTTTTTAGCAACTGCTGAAAGTGGAGCAACAGATCCCATGTATGGTAATGTGTATGTTGAAACAGTAGCAGGAACACGTTGGTACGAGCTAAAAGCATCAAGTTCTAGTATTACAGCGGATTATAGCTCTATAGATTGGGATAATTTCTATTTAACTACAGTAGGAGTCAGCGGAGAATCTGCTCCTTATGTAGCCCGTAATATTAGATATGCTACAACTGAAGCATGGAAAGACTTTAGAAGGCTTTCTGAAAATCTGGATGATGCAGATACGCAGCAGTGGGGAGAGCCAAATATTGTTATACGAAGTCCTGATTCTCGTAAATTTGGATTAAGTCCAATACCGAAAAAAGTTTATCGTATTTGGTATTTTGCTTGGGATTTACCTACAGCTTTATCGGCACATGGAGATACGATTGTTTTTCCTGAAATGTATACGGCTGTATTACTAGCTAAAGCCAGATATTATATTTGGCAATTTAAAGATAATCCTCAAGCAGCAGCATTTGCTCTTGAAGATTTTAGAAAGGGACTTAAAAGTATGAGATCAAATCTTTTAGAACCTGGTCCTAGTTATGTTAAAGATGATAGGATAAAATTTTAAAATGGCTGCTTCTCAACCATTTGCATTGGCTTGTCAAGGAGGTTTGAATAGAGTCTCAAGTCAATTGGAGCTACTTCGTAATCCAGGCGAGGCTATTCGTTTGCAAAATTTTGAAGTTTCTACAACAGGTGGTTATAGACGTATTAATGGTTATAGTCAATTTGGAGATGGAACAAGACCAAATGGTGCAAATCCTATATTAGGACTTTATGTATATGCAGATGGAGTAATTGCTTGTTCAGGAACAAATATATATTTTAGCCAAGATGGAGATAGCTGGTTACAGATTAATAAAGCCAGTGTTGCGACTGGTGGAGATAATTATACTGCCTTTACAGGCCGTAGCACCGCAGCAAGAACATCACAAGGTCAAGCAGATTTTGCAATTTATGAAGGTATTACTGATTATGGAGAGTTAATTATAACTGACAGAGGATCAGGTGTAAAACCTTTTTATTTTAAAATGACAGGTACTGGTTCTGCATTAAGTAGTAGAACCTACTATGCAAAAGAAATAACAGTAACCGGTACAGAATATCCTAAATTCTGCGTAATTCACGATAAGCATTTAGTTGTAGCAGGAGCAGCAACATCAGAAAATAGTCTTTATATTGGTAATACTCTAGTAGATTCAGATGATTTAACAGATTTTGAAGGGACTGGTTCAGTAGAAACTGTATTAGATGATCAAGTAGTTGGTTTAAGAAGTTTTAGAAATAACTTAATAATTTTCTGTAGAAATAGTATTTGGAAACTAACTAATATTAATGTTTCAGAAAGTCTTGCAATAGAGCCAATTACTAAGAATATTGGTTGCTTAGACGGCGCAAGTATTCAAGAAGTAGGTGGACAATTATTATTTTTAGCACCTGATGGAATAAGAACAGTTGCGGGTACAGAAAGAATCGGTGACGTAGAACTTGGTTCTTTAAGTAGAAAAATAGTTCCTATATTTACAGATATCGCTTCTGGTATAGATTCATATAATATTAGCAGCGCTGTTATCAGAAAAAAATCACAATATAGATTATTTTATGGTGGTTCTGGTGTATCAACAAAAGTATCTCAAGGAGTTGTAGGAACACTAAGAATGAGTCCAGAAGGAGGCAGTAGATTTGAATGGGCAGAACTATTAGGAATACAAGCAAGCCAAGGTTTTACATCAGGATTTGACAAAGATAGTATAGAAAAAATATATCATGGAGACTATACAGGATATGTATATAATCACGATACAGGAGATCAATTTAATCCAGCAGGAACAGCTACTAATATTGATGCAGAATATGAATCACCAGATATAGATTTCGGAGATTTAGGAAC